CCGCCTGTTCCTAAGTTTTGAGCCATTTGGTATCTGCCCAACTGATCCATCGTTGTAGCTGGTGTAGCTGCAAGACCGCCTTCGTCTCTTTTTGCTCCGTAATATGAAGCCAAACCATATAGAGCAGGTATTGTTAAGTTGCCCCCAGCCAGACTACCAAATAAACCACCTATACCTGATTGTTGACCAATTTGACTTTGACCAGGTGTGCCTGCCATTATTTGCCCTTTAAGTATGTCCTCACCAGCTTTTAAAAAATCTGGTGTTCTGCCTTTACCTAATATTCTTCTACCTAAATTAAAGTCCATCCCTGACTCTGGATCGGTTGTTTTTCCTCTATTAAAAAATCCACCTATACCCCCTCTTATCGCGGCCGCTCTGTCTAGTATACCTTTACCTCCTAGAACGCTAGAACCAATACCGCTTGGGATTCCTAATGCAGTCCCCACTTTGCTTAAACCTGCACCCAAAGCTCCACCCACACCAGGTACAAGTAACGCACCAGCTACAGGAGCAACTTTCTTAACAACTTTTTTAATTTTTTTAAATACTTTAGAGAGAAAACCAAACTCAGGTAAGCCTGTAAGTGGGTTCAAATCCATATCGCCGTTGCCAACAATATATTTATTTGGATCTACACCATACTTACTGATTGAATTTAAAACGTAGGTTTTTAAAAGTGGATTATCGCGTAAAACTTGTGCTGGTATTAACATCTCATCTTTTGCAACGTGTGCAAGATAAGAATCCTCGTTTCTACCCATCGCGGCTAAGGTTGCCAAACCTTCTTGTTTTTCTTGTAGCATACTATCTCTCATATGTGCCTCTTTAATTTTACAGGGTTATCGTTATATCACCTGCTATCTTTATCGATACATCCCCTAATAAACCCTGGGCTTCAAAGCCTTTTGGATCTGGTTCATTCATTAAATCAATAAACTCAGTTCCGTTAAATATTTGCAACACTCTGGTTGATGTATTAAAGATTAGCGTGCCAAGATTAAAATTTAATTTGTCACGTTCAATAGTCGATAACTGTAAAGTATTATCAGGATCTATTGAACCTAAGTTTATCTCTAAAATCCTTACAAGTCTATTAAAAATATCAGGGCTTACATCATCTGTAGCTATAGGTAAGCGTGTTGGTAACAGCTTACTCATTTTCTACCGTCTTGCTTTATATCCATCCTAGTGGCACCTAAACGCCAACCTACTGATAAATTACCATCGTTTACTGCATCATCATTTGATTCTAAACGCAAAACAGCTTGTCTTGCTCTTGCCCTAATATGCAGTTGATTAGTATCGCTTTTTACCTCACTTGTCGATTTAGTGCTGAGTGTAGCTCCATTACCGTTTCTTGTTTTTACTACAAGGTTTACAGAACCGTTGTTTGGATCCTCAATAAATCTAACATCAGGTAAAATTCTTCTAATAAATTGAAAGCTGTCACCATCGCCTAAATCGAAATCAGAACTTTCAATAAATACACCAGTCATAGGCGAACCATCGTCGTTAAAGCCTATTTCATGTTGAAACAACTTACTGGTAGATGTAGCTTGTGGAAACGACTCTACGCCAGAATCTAACCATGCAGTTCTAGAAAGTTGACCGTAATACCAAACCTTATCTTGAAAGTTATAAATAACGTACCTATCCACTTCATTAGATGTTGATGATGGATAAAACCATCCTACTTCGTTTTCTTTGGTGTTTGTGAAAGCATTTATTTTAAAAGCCTGGCTTTGGTTTATGTCAGAAAATACATAATTTAAAACATTACAAGGTAACTTTTGAACTGATCCGTTGTATATATAAAAGTTGTCATACGACATAAAATATATGCCTTGCGGAGCAGTTACTGACGCTTTAGGCCCAATCAATCCTGATGACTCATTAATTAAATTAACTCTGAAAGTAAAAGGCGGTCCAACAAACTGCATACTATAAACAGCTGTATCAGTAAATATAACTATCTCTTGTCTTGATTTAACAGCGCCAATAATTTGCGAGCCTGATGATAATCTTAATGATCCTGCTGTATTCGTAATTTTGGGCTCAAATTCTAATTCGTTTTCTTGATCTGAGAAAGCAATTAACATCGGATCAATAGTCCCAGTTCTAGCTGTACCAGCATCATTAATTGGATCAGCACCTAAAACTATAAGATGCCTATCTATCTCAGATGTGATTACTTGCAACCCAACTGTGGGCACTAAATTAGCTCCTGTGCGTGTTGAAAGATTTACAGCTCTAGTAGTAACTCCGTTGCTTTCTATCCATTCAAATATACCTGCTCCTCTTGCGTTAATAATTAAATTTTCACCAAAGTTATCATGTGTCCAAATTCTAAGTTGGTTTACCGAAGATAAGCTGGTTGAAGAGCCCCAAGTACCATCTCCCCAAGGATTTACACCCCATCCTGTAGATGCTACGAAGTTATCAAGACCAGTATTGATTTGATAAGCTCCTACTACAGAGCTACCACCATTACCTGTGTCGCTTGAGTTAGCAGTTACAGTAGAGTCGCTTGTGTCTTTAGCCTCTATAGTATAACTATTGGCATTAACTACAGTTGCTACTTGATACTCTTGATTCAAAACCGCCGCTGTTATATTACCACCCAAGCTAGATGCACCACTAAATGTAACAAAATCATTTTGTACTGCACCATGCGCTGTATCTGTTACTGTGATGGTTGCATCGCCATTTGACGCAGAAAATGTAACATCACCTGCTGATGTGGTAAGTCTTATAGGAGTTACATCATTAAAATTATTACCCTCTTTAATGTAATATTTTAAATGTGTGCCGTTGCCTAAGTATTTGGTGCCGTCTAGTGCTATCCAGTTATGTAAAGCTCTTGAAGTTCCTAAATATGTGCTTGATGTTATTTCTTCCCAACCAGCAAACTTTTCAGGTCTACCCTGCCTAAATCTTATTAAATTACAATCAAACCAACCGCCCTCATTGTCATATTGAGTGCCCTCTCTAACAATACCTGGTCTGAATGTTAATTTACTTAATGGCATCTACACCTCAGTCCAGTCTTTACCTTCAAACAATAAAGCCTCTGCCTCTCTACGTCTCACTAAACCTTGCAAAACTTCACCGTTGCTTTTATTCCAACGCTTAATTTGATTTGGCACTTCTTCGTATTCTTTATTGTTTAAAACTTTTAACATAGTGCTGTTGTTTAAATTAGTTGATCCTAAATTGTAAGTCCAAGAAACCAAAGCATCAAATTGACATTGTTCTAAATCTACATCTACTGCTTTTTCTACATACTCACAATATTCATCTAGTTCATTCAGCAACATATTATCAGCTTGTTCTTTAGATATAGTCATACCTTCTTTCACATTTTTTGTATGACCATAACCTATAGTCCAAACACCTGCTGCGCATTTGTAAGCCTCAAGCTCACAACCTTCAAACCTTTTTATTAAAGATATTCCTTCGTTTGATATGTTCATATTAATAATCCCCCCATATTTTAGTTTTTTTACCACCATCGTATTGAACTGCGTGGCCTTCGTTGATAAGAAGCTGACAAATATCTTTGCCATCTTCTGTATAAGGTATTGCAAGTATTCTGCCATATTTACCCTTACCAAATGATTTTATAGTTATAGATCCTATACATAGTTCTTTTAATCTTTCTTTAGCAGCTAAACCTAATTTCTTTTCTGCCAAATCGCGAGTCCTTGACTCAGGCGTGTCTATGCCTGCCAACCTGCAGCGTTGTTTATGCAGACGGACATCAAAGCCTAAGTCAAGGGTAACATCAATTGTATCGCCATCAACCACTCTCTCGATAGTTGCTTTGTATATATATGGTTCTGGTTTATTGCTCATTTTTCTTGGTTGTTACAGTTCTATAATATACAACAACATCTTTTAACTCAGTAATATACCTTTTTATCTCTTGCATATTGTAAGCCATCACTTCGTAATCAGGTATTGTCATAGCTAAAAATACTAACTCACCCTCTTGTTTTTCAATTCTAGCCAACTGTTCTTCCCAATTATCGGGCGTTACTGCAATCCATTGTAGTTGTTTTAGATCAATTTCTCTTGGCATAATAGGTTGTACGATTGCACGCTCTATCGGTTTTGCAGTTACTTGTATTGGATTAGTTGGAAGTAGGCTGCAACTGGAGCCCGCTATCAAGATCATCAATAGTAACGCTGATTTTCTCAATATCTTCCATGATATGTTTTGTACCATTATTTATTTTCCTCTCCATTTCTACTGGATCACTTAATATTTTAGCCGTAAGTTGATAGTTTTGTATAAACTGTGTATAACGGTTTAGTTCTCTTTGAGCCGCTTGACTTCTGATTGTCATATCTTGAAGTTGCTTGGCTTGATTATTAAAATCTTTTTGAATGGTTTTGATTGTTTCTTCTTGTGTAACTACGGCATTTTGTAATTTAGAATTATTGGCTACAAGTATTTGATTTTGACTAAAAAAATAATATAAACCAATTAAGAGAACGCTAATAATACCTAAAAGAACTTTACTCACCCTGCTAATGGATTTTTGTTATTGTCTTTGATTTCTTCTATTTGCTTGTCTAAGCTTTGTAAATCAGCCTTGATAGTAGCTATATCTGTTTTTATATCAGTAACATCAGGCACTTCAATATTGTCTATCTCTTTTTCTAAGAACTGAACAGATGTTTCTATAGAAGCAAAGCGCTCTTCGATAATTTTCATCTCATCTTCTGCTTCATCTACTCCGCCTATTTTAGCTTCAAGGTTTTCTAATCTATTTACATATGTTGCACCTGTATAACCGAAACCAGCTAAGGTGCCTACTATAGAAACTAAAGCAATTATTTGTCCTGTTTTGCTTTGAAACCAATCCATATCTACCTCCAAATTTCAGGCTGATTATCAATCATGCTTTGTAAGTTATTTATATTTTGACTCGCATAATTATAAAAAGCATTTATATTGTCATCTATTCTAGCAGACGAATATATATCTTGAGAAGTGTACCAATCACTAGCATCTGGTATGACATATTGTGTATAACTATTAAATTGTGGCACATACCCTATTAAAGCAACTAATCCTGACTCATCACTATATTCACCAGTTGCTTGTTGCTCTTCTTGCATTTCCTCTTGTTGAGCTTCTATGTTTTGAGCGATAATTTTATCTGCGATTTGATCTGCTTCAGATTGAGTCATAACACCACCTATTGCAATATCTATCTCGCCTTGAACATTTTGAACCTGAACATCAGCCATCACTATTTCAGCACCACCATCAACACTATTCATAGGAGTGATATTTACACTTACAGACCCACCTATATCATTACTTAATGATAAAACTTGATTATTTTGGGCTGTAGCACTTGCAAATTGATCTGATATGCTTGGCGAAGATGTAGTGCTTATACCACCAGATCCTGATGCAGAACCACTACCAGATGTGTTTGCAACCGCAATATTTGACGATTGATTGTTTTGTATAGAACTACCAGCTGTGGAACTAGCTGTAGCTGTATGTAACGCATTTTTAACCACTTGTAGTGCTACTGATCGTAATTTTTTATTACTACCAGGACTTTCATTTTCTACAATATCAAGCTCTTCAACAATCTCTTCCAAAACTTCTTCTATTAATTCTTCCTCTCTGTCAGCTAATCTCTCTTCTCTAAGCTCTTCAAATACTTCTTCTAATTCTTCAAAAACTTCCTCGACAGCTTCTTCTTCAAATATATCTTCTATAAACTCTTCTTCAGGCTCATCACTTTCAGCCACTCTTTCTTCTCTAGTCTCTTCTCTTGTTTCTCTTATTTCTTCCTCAAACCAATTATCAAGTTCCTCTATGGTGTTAATAACTAAAAAACTTTCAGGCTCAGTAAAATCCTCTACAAATAAAGTTTCTTGTAAAACAAATTGCTCAATTAAAATATCTTCTTGATGTATTGGGTCTTCATGTCTAGGATGAAAGTCGTCTATAAAAGGTAATGGTTCTGGCTCGAAAAATATAATCAATTCTTCAGGCTCTGGGCCACTAAAAAACTGTTCAAAATTATCTTCACCAAATTCTTCAAAAGGCGGGAAAATATCCTCTTCAAAGACCTCTATTATATTAAATGGCTCATCATGGCTATGTTGATGATGATCTTCATCTACAAAAATACCTGTAGCAAATTGTTCTTGCTCATCTACAAAACCATAGTTGGTTTGGTCATCATTAAAGAAAGCAACAGATTCTTGTTGTCTATAACCAGCACAAAATGGAGCATATTGAGGATCTTCTCTGCATTGTTCATCATCATAAGCCTCCCAATAGTTAGGGCATGATTGACTATAAAGCTGGCTTATATTGCATTGTTGATTTAAAAAAGCATCTGCATATCCTGCACAACTGCTATTATTTAAAGGATCAGAACAATCAATACCATTACCACTACCCACTCCGTATAAACTACCACCACCCTCAAGCAAAGTATTAGAAGATGTATTATTCCAGTTTGTATTTACACAAGCACTACTATTTGTTGTGCCTGTATTACATTCATCGTGAAACAAATATTGATAGACTTGGTTTGAATTTGCACCGACTTCACCAATTATCACATCGTGATTAATAATATCTAATTCATCGTATCTATATTCAAAGGTATTGTTTGGATAAAGGATAACTTCAAAGCTATTATCAGAATTACGATTGTATTCTCTCAAATCATAAAATCCAAAGATAAATTTAGTGTTGTCGCCCCAAGATTTAATTCTTGAATTACTATCTCTTATAAGGTCAGTCCAAAAAGGAAACATAGTATATGTGTAAGCCTTTGTGCTTATTGGGTCGGGTGTATAGTCTGCACAATAGTTGTTTGAATTAACATTGCCACTTCCCAACCCAAAGTGAACGCAACCATTTGTACTTACCCTTGCACTATTAAAAGTTTGACCATAAAAAGTAAAATCAAATGTCAAATTGATGTTTGTTGAAAGCTGATCGTCACCAACAGAGTATGCTAATTCACCTTCAAAGTTGTTTGCATTTTTTTGAAGGTGAAATAAATCTTGGTTTGCTTCGTATATATATTGACTATGAAGATTGAAGGAGAGGAGTATCAGCCCCCATATAATTCTTTTTTGCATTGTTTCTTGGATTTTGTTTTGCTGACAACAACTCTACTTACAAGACCTGCTACATCATTTTTGATTTTATCTCTCTGCGGATTGTGTTCTTGACTACATTCAGAAATAAATTCATCTTCAAAATCTTCTTTGTCAGGTCTTTTTTGTGGATTTGCAAGCCAAAGTTTTTTTGCTTCTTCTCCTATCTTACCTTCGTATGGTGCGGGTGTTCCTGCTTGCCACATAGCTTTAAACACTCTTTCATCTTGAGCAAGCAAAGATATTGCAGCTACTTTCATACCCATATCATACAAATATTTACTTAATTTTAATCTTTCACAATTCATATCTCTAACAGATTTACCACCTGACAAACCAAAAACCTGTCCTTGAAAAGCACCAGAAACTCCTGTAGTACATAAATCTTGTGAATAAGACATTATAGATGGCGCGATAGCTGATGCTGGCGGAGCCTCTGACTTAATTTCTTGTCTTATAGTTTGGGTC